GTTCTCCGGGTCGTCCTCCATCTTGTACAGCCGGAACAGCGCACCAAGCACAATGGTCTGGTGGTGTCTCGGAGGCAGTAGAATGGATGCCTGCAACGTACCTTCGACAACCTCTGTCTGAGTAGCGATGTAATCAAGCTGGAAGCGTCCCGTAGATGCCGGGGGCACCGGGTATAGGCGGATCTGTCCAGCGACGAAGTAGTAGCTCGCGGGGTCTCCCACCTGCCCAATAGTGTTCCCATACCGGTCGCGGACTGTAGACAGTCTCTCCGGCCAGATGGTCACCGCATTGGTGTTATCATAGAGCCAGAGAGCCGTCTTGAAGTCGGCAGGCATGTTCGTAGGAGTCGGTGAAGTCCCGTCAAAGTTGAGGCTCACCGTCTTCTCTAGAAAAGGCCAAGGTTCACGAGATTCAATGTCCCAGATGGCGTCGTTAATCTTCGCCAGCTTACGTTCGGTGCTGGTGTCCTCGAAACCGTGGTCCACCAATTCCGATAGAATCTCGGAAACGTCCATTAGAAATACTTCAGATTTCCGTGCATACCGCTATACTGCGGTGCGGGTTGAGCCTGAGGCTGTGAGCCATACTGTCCAAGCGCCCTGAGAAGGTCAATCTGCGGGATCGCCTGGAACTGATTAGGCCCATTGCTGCCCATAACCTGCTGCATCACCTGCTGGTTAACATACGGATGAATGTCGCCACCACCCATGTTGTCGCCGGTCATGCTGAACTGCGGAGCCTGAGGGGCTTCCTGTGCGCCCTCGCCATAGCCGCCTTGATCCTGGCCGTAGCCAGCGAGCATCTGCGGGAGTGCTAGTGCGCGGTTACCCTGCCCACCAGCAGCACCAAAGCCAATGCCTCGACCATAGCCTGCACCTGCGGGACGGCCAACCTTGAAGCCTCCACCAGCCTGTCCACCCCGACCACGGCCTGCCATCTTGGCAATGAGAGCACGCTTTCGCTGCTCAATTGGATCGCCTGGTACGAACATTATGGTCTCCTAAATGGGGTGCGCTTGCTACCCCTTGGGTACTGTTTCGGCTGCCGATTGGACTGACCGCTCGCCATTGACGGGCCACCACTCGGGTTGGCCTTGCCCTTGATATACTTGACAAGCTGGCGCTTTTTACGGCCGATAGCTTCGTCAACCGGACCTGGGATATTGAAACTCTCTGCCATTACTTGTCTCCCGGCATGTAGACTTTCACGGGTGCCTTAGCGGAACCCATTTTCCTGTAGCCCCACTCGAAGGCTTCAGCCACCTGGCCGTCCACATCCGAATGGTCCTTGTTCCTGAGAAGATCATTCTGTCGATTCCACTCAGCAACGATCTCGTGCCCACGCCTTAGCGCGTCAGATTCGTAAAGTCTTTTCTTGATCTCGTCCGGGCCCGGGATTCTCGTAGGCGGATTGAAGCCAAGAATTGGCAAGTCTCCATGTTTTGAGGCGTCCATCGTACCCTGCTTGAGGTAGACACAGTATTGCTGCGTCTTTTCGTTAAAGCCGAAATCCAAGTTTTCATCATACTCCCGCGCTGCCTGTCGGGCAGCAATAAGCTCCCGGTCGGCGTGCGATGCGGGAGTCCAAATCTGGGCTAGTTCGCGTTCCATTTCTCTCCTTGTAGGGACAGCGGGGGGCCGAAGCCCCCCACTATAATCCACCAGTATTAGATACCGGCCGGATCGTCCGTCAGGCCGTACAGGAGTAGCTGCGTGTTCCTGCGCTGGGCACCGAGGTTGCAATACTTCGCAAGCACGGCCTCCCACGCGTCGAAACCAACAACCCACTTAAGGATGTTGCCATCCTCGTCCAGCCAGTTCCAGTCGCCTGTGTCAAACATCTTCAGCTGCTTCTCCTCAAGGAAGAAGACCTTGCCGAAGGGAGCCTGACGATCAGCGATAAAGGGCTGCCCGAAGTAATCGAGCGCCTTGAATCCACCGTGGAGCGTCATCGGCTCCACATAGCGGACCTGGGGCTGTAGCAGGTTGAACAGCGCACGCTGAATACCCGGCGTCGAAATCATGCCCGAGGTATCTCCACCGGCAACCGTCACCGTGTTGACACTCTGGGTCATGAGGTCGAGCGTAAGGGAACCAGCTGCGTTGATCCTCTGGTTGTCCCACCACGAGTTACCAGCAGCCGAGGCATCAATGCCCCCGAACGTGTTAGCAGCCGTAGGTAGAACCTGCTGAAGCCCAGCGATTTCGTAAACCGCAGGAGCAGCAGTAGTACCAGCGTTACCGCCACGGAAGATGAAGTCCGTACCCGAGGTGGCCGTAATTGCGGAAGACACGGTGATCTGTGCGTTCGCAACGGACACATCTGTAACATCGAGGCCAATGGCCCTGACGTTCGGGTTAGCAAGGGTACCAACGTCGATAATCATACCAATATAGATTTCGCCCTTACGAAGCGGCTCAGCAGTATTGGTACCACCACCGGCGATGGGTCGGATATCAACCGTAGTAGAGGCAGCGGCGTTGGCGCTGGAAATACGCGCCGTACCGTCTCCGTACAACTGACGGGCCAGATCCATTTTGAGGTCGTTTCTCATACCATTGATTTCGCCCTCAAGCACCTTAAGGAAGGCACCAGCCTGTGTGGCCGTCTTCACGCGGCCGAGACCCGTGATACGAACGCGCCCGTAGAGCGCCTTAATATCAAAGACCGGCTTAGCATAAAGCTGAGCACCAGGGTTGGCGAACTGCACGTTCTCACCACGTGCGAACACGCCAGCAGAACGCTGCTTATGGACAGAGAGGACAACCTGGTTACCCGAGAATTCCTGTGACTCGCGGCCGATGCGCTGAGGAATCAGCACCTCGTTGTTTAGCTGCTCGACAACGCTGCCGAGGTAAACGTCCTTGAGAACACCAGAAAGAGTCGAGGCAACAGATGCACCAAGAAAGGCCATCAGTTTCTCCTCTTATCGAACTTTACATACGTCCTTCGAGGGAAGTGGTTAACCGAGATTGGCTCGGATGATCTCCATAGCCGCCGCCCGGGTCTCCTCCTCCGACTTCAAATGAGGCATAACCTGATTTGCGCCACCCGAGGGTAGCGGTGCCGGGGTGTTGACCGAGGACTTCGACTGTAGATACCGGGCGAGAACCTGATCCTGCACCGCCTGATACTGCTGCGAAGCGGCCATAAGGTCGCCATTCGTAGCAAAACCAAGGTCGATGACGGCCTGCATATCCTGCTCCGTCCAATCTGGATGCTGACTCTGAATTGCAGAAATCTGCCGGTCCAGTTGTGCGGAGAGGTTAGCTGTCAGCCACTCGTCCTGCATTTGATCTTTCCATTGCTCAATCTCAGCAATCTTCTCTGCGTAGGGATCAGCCTCAACTGGCTGCCCGTACTCGTCGTACTGCTCAACCTCCTGCGCTTGGAGGTAGCCCTGCTGCGCTAGCTGGGCTTCTAGAGTCTGGTACGCCTGTAGGGCGAAGTTGGGGTCTGAATTCAGCGCCTGGATGAACTGCATGGCCTGCTCGGCCTCAGCCCTCTGCGCTGCCGCCTCCTGAGTCTTGCGGGTGTAGTCAGCCTGCATCTCGCGTTCACGAGCGCGGATGAACACCTGCGCTTCCTCCGGTAGGTGGCTGATGTCGATACTCTTTGAGGTCGGGTCTGTGCCCGACTGGCTCGGTTCGACAGGTGCCGCTCCTGGCGCACTCGGCTGTGCCGGTGCTTCGGGCTGGTTCCCCTCCTGAGCCGACGGATCGGACTCTAGAGCCTGGAATGCCCCCAAAGCTGCATCGTATTCGCTCACGTTTATTCCTCCTCCGCGCTTGGGAGTTCACGATAGGTCGTGGATGGTTCCTCAAACGCTTCGATTTCTGCTGCCCGAGACCGGGCCGCGTCTAACATACCTACAACCAAACCTGAGAACAACTCCCGCAGTTCTTCAACTGGCGGAAGGGCGAGCGTGTGCTCCACCCGGGTTGTCTCAGTGATCGCTTCGTATGCACGGATCTTGTCCGAGAGGACGCCGATACCAGTAACTAGCTGGGGGATAGTGGCGCGTTGGCCGCTATCGAGAACCTGTTCTAGATGCTGAAGTAGCTTACCTCGGATTCGGACAGCATCGGAGATGAAGTCGGAGGCCACTAGCTCTACCTCAGCGGTAACCGCATCTGGTACGCCCTTGGCCTCCCACTCCAATTTCCAACGTCGAACAGCCGACTGGTCAATGCCAGTGTTTCTGGCTGTACGCTTTACGTTACCTTCATTCACCTGAAGCTCGGCGAAGACTACCGCTTTGTCACGGTCGGAGTAAGTACGACGCATTATCGCGCCCTACTTCCACCCGTCGGCTTGTTGGGCTTCGGCTTGAAGGATGACTCCCTCAGCTTCTTCTCCGCCAAGTCGGCGTCTGCCTTTGCCTTCCGCTCCTTGTGCTCCTGAAGGCCAGCGCCGGAACCCACCTTCTGGTGGTGCTCCACCTGACGCTGCTCGTTCTGTTGCGCGATGGTGCCGGATCGCATGGCGGCATCTGCGAGCTTGACCTGAATCTCCTGGGCCTTAAGCTGCATATCCAGTGGCGTAAGCGGGTCGTTGCCTGCCTCGTCCTGGTCCACCTCGTCGATCTTGTCCGACACCCACGTCTCAAGCGGCGGCTCCTGCATATCCTCCGGCGTAACGTCGATGCCTGCACGATCCAGGATCTTCGCGGTAGCGGAGGGTCCGGCGGTGCTCTTGATCTGCAACGTCGGGGTAACCGGCTTGAACTCGATGGGCTTCGGCATCTGCGCCAATGCTTCCTGAGTGAGCGTGAAGTGCGTTAGGAACTGCTGCTTCACTTCCATCGGTAGCGACTCAAACTCAGGGGACTTCATGAACAGGGAATGAACGTCTGAATGAGACTGTAGGTTCTCGAACGGCTGAGGTCGCAGACTCTCCTGCTGGATGTACTGCTGTGCTGCCTCAGGATCAGTGACCGGCTCCCCTTCGGGCCCGACCGCCTGTCCGCTCTGCACCTGCTGCTGTGCGTTCATCATCGCAACCGTGTTGACCGGCTGCCCTGCTAGGATTCTATCGTGCTCGCGGTATGCCTGATCCTCGTCCGCCTGGAACATCATGGAGAGACCCTCCAAGTCGGCGATGTCAAGGTACTTGTACGCCTGATCGGGGCGAAGAATGCCCCGCTCAACGTAGTCCATGATCCTCTGCTGCCTACCCGCACGCGTACGCGGGAGGGCTGAACCGGTCTCAACATGGATGGAAACTCCACCCTTGAGGTCGGCCTGAGAGAAGCGACGGGCCTTCGTGGAACCACCGGAACCGTACACCTTCAGAAGGCGGGGCTCCTTGTAGTATTCCTGCGCCAGGTTGAGCATAAGCTCCCCTGAACGCCCAAGCGCACGCTCTAGCAATAGAATACGAGGAGCCAACCTGTCCGTTGCCATTTCCTGTAGAAGATCAATGGCGATTCCGGCCTCCACATTGGGAGGTGGCGTACCCTCGGTGATATCAACGATCCCGAATGCCTGCCGAATGTCGTCCCTGAGGTTCTTGAGATGCTCAAAGACGTATGGAGGCATAGAGGGCAACTGCTCAACCTCTGGCTTGTGGTCACCTATGATGTTATATTCATAGATAGCCCCCGGCTCGGAAGTTAGCCGGACACCCGTTAGAGAGCCAGTGGGTGCCCACACGCGGGGCTTGAGCGTAAGATTCTTGTACTCCACGATCTGGCTAATGGTCTTGTTCAGATCCTTCTGGATCGGAATAGCGCCCTCAACGTCGCCCATGTCGTACACCTGTCCCGGCACACGGATGCCCGGGAACTTGATTAGCGGTAGCTTGTCGGTCGGGTAGGGCCACGCCTGGTCTTCCAGTACATGCTCGTCA